CGGGAACAGGTTCTTGAGGAACCCCGGGCGAAGAGGCCGCGTCACGCGGCGCCCCTACTGCGCCAACAGGCGGAGTTTTTCCAGCTTCGAGGTGTACTCGGCTTGCCCTTTCGCGAGCACGGCTTCCGCTTTTTCAAGCTCGTCTTTGCGACGAGCCAGCGTTTTCTCTGCCGCGGCGAATTCCTTGCGCCCCGTCGCCAACTGCGCTTGCGCGTCCACCGCGGCGGCTTCGCGCACGGCGGCGGCCTCCGTGCTCTCTCGCAAGGCGGCGCGGCTACGATCAGCACGCTCGGTCGCCTTCGCGGCCTTCTCCTGCTCGGCCACCGCCTTGTCGATGATGGCCTGCGCGTCGAGCTGCGCGGCCAGCACGGCCTTCTGCGCGCCCTGCGCGGTGGCTTCCGCCTTCGCCGCAGCATCCGCCGCGCCTTGCAGCTCTCCCAGGCGCTTGAGGCAAGCCTCTTTGTCGGTGAGGAAGGCCATCAGGCCAGCGAGGCCCGCCATGTCCTCGTGCTTGAACTTCGAATGGATCAGCGTCATTCCGATCATGGCCGTCTCCGGTTACGTCACGTCGATCAGAGCGACCTTGTCGCCAGGGCGAACCCCGAAGAACACGATGCTGTTGGCCGGCAACCGCAGGCTCGTGATCAGGGCGGTCGGCGTGGCGCCCGGCGTCGCGCTGAACAAACACGCCACCGCTTGCGCGGCCGGCGTGCTGATCGCAATCAGCCGGGTGTTCGCGTTGAAGGCGGCAGAGGCCGCAGTGGTCCCGCTGGTGGTGATGGTCTGGTCAGCAGTCGCAGGCTCCGCACCCGCTTGCAGGTACTTGCCGTAGGTGACTGCGATGTCAGCATACTCACGGAGGTACGCGGTAGCCATCTGTTACCCCCTTACGACGCGGTCGTGACGGTCCAGACCTTCGCCGTCTCGATGCGTTGCGTGAGCAGTTTGAGGGCCGCTACGAGTCGCTGCTTGCCCTCCGCGCCCGGGCCGGCGAACACATCGCCATTCCAGTTCACCTGAACGACGTTGCTCGCGTCGAGCGTGCCGCCGCTTGCGGCAAAGAGCACGTCACTGCCGATCATCTGCGGGCCGTCAGTGGCTGCGATGCCTGCGTAGAAAGTCGCCATCTGCTACCTCCTGGTCAAACATCCCCCGGCCCGAAGGCCGAGGGCGCTGCCGCCCTTACTCGGGCAAAACGTAGTCGACTTCCATCGTGTGTGCGACGCCCGAACCGAGCACCGTCACGATCGCCAAGGCGATGTCGAACTCCACATCGGCGGTCGCTCCGGCCGTGCCGATCGCGGTGGCATACGCGGTCGCCAGATCGGAGATGCGCTCCAGGGAGGTCGGCGTCACCATGAGGGACGTGCGGTCCTTCTCGGCCGACATCAGGTAGAGCGTGGCGAACACGTCGTCGTCGATGGCGATGCCGTCAGGGCGGTACAGACCGCACTTCACGGCGCCGCTGGTGGTCGTTGCCCCCGTCATAGAGATGTCGAGGATGCGCGCCCGCGCCGGAACACGAACGAAGGTGTACCACTGCCCCACCGTGCCGCCGGTGAGGCTGCCGGCGACGATGTGGCCGACCGCCGTTCGGACCACCCCACCCTTCACGATGGAGGGGGTCTTGACGATGGGAGTCGCCGACTGGTCGGTGACGGATTGTGAGCTGGAAACGAGTGCCATGATGATCTCCTAGATCTGGTCGTCGCATTGAACGCGGATCTGCTTGCCGAGCTGGGTGCGGGTAGCGCCCAACGTCATCGCAAGGTAGACCTGCATCGCGTAGCCCTTGTCGGCACGCGGGCCGATTTCGGCAAGGATGTCTTGCCAGGTGCCGAGGTAGATCCCGGACTTCAGCCAGATCGGAATCAGCCGGTTGCCCGAGGTGACCGTCAGCAGCTCGGTGAGGATGAAGTCCACCCCCATGAACCGCTTGACACGCCCCTGCTCCAGCACCGCGCTGTTGCTGTAGTCCTTGTTGACGACCTGGATCTCCTTCAGCAGCGAGTCGTGCTCGTAGCTCGAAATGGCGCCGAACACCGGCTCCATCAGATCGCCTTTGTTGGCGGTCATCAGGATGCGGATCGCCAGTTGGAGCTTGGCGACGTTCAGGGCCGAAGCCGTGCCGCCGGTGTTCACCCCCACATCGTAGGCGCCCGAGCCGAGCGTGCCGAAGCCCTCGGTCGTGGTGCCGTTCTCGCCGACGTAATTGGTGCCGAAGACCGCATCGAGGATCACTTGGTCTTTGCGCCGGTTCATCGCGTTGGCGCCGGCAGTTGCGTAGGGACTCGTCAGCTCGACGATCGCGCGCAGTTGATCCTGCGAATCGACGAGAGAGCCCCACTCGTAATCGAGCGGGAACACCCAGCGCTTGTCCTGCGAGAGGTCGAGCAGCGGGGTGTCGGAATGTCGGCTGGTGCGCAGTTGCGCGGTGGCCGAGCCGAATTGCTCGACAACGCTCGCTGCTTTTCCGACGTGGGCGCCGTTGGTGACTGCGCCAGACAGGCGTGAGCCGGACTGCTGCAGAAGCATTTCGACGTTGGCTTTGTACTGCTGCACCGAAGCAACGGTGATGTTGGCGGGCATTGTGTGCCTCCTGTTTGCTTGAACTTAACCAGTCTTGCATCATTGGCTGATGCATTCGCCGGCGTGTCCCCAGGAGGGAGCCCGTACTGTTGCTACCGTCGCGCGGAGGTTTTCACCTTGTCCGCGCGCCTATCACGGGCGCAGTATATCAGAAAAGGCTGTCTGCGCCAGTGGCTTGCGTTTTGGTGGGGTTTGCCACCTTGGCTGGCCCCGGCAGCACCCACTCCGCCCACATCTTCGCCACCTCGAGCGTCCCCGCGGGGAACCCGGAGTTATGCGGCGTCGGGTTCTTCGCGGCGGCCTCGATACAGCGCATCCTCACCTCGATCGCGTCCATCATTGCGGGTACGCGATCTGGAAGAGGCTGGTGCGCTTTTGCTGCGTGATCTTGTTCGCAGGGTGCGCCTTGTCGGAAAGCGCCGCGCGCGCGATCGGGTCCGCGTCGAGCTTCGCGATCTCAACCTTGGCTTGCTCTGGGGTCAGCGCGCCGTCGAAGCTCTTGCCTTCGCCGGAAACGAACCCGTCCTCTCCCATCTTCTGCCCCAGCGCAGCGAAGAACTTCATCGTGCTCGCGTAGCCGGTCGTGCGCTCCACAGCGTCGATCATCTCCGGCGTGAAGCCAAGCGCCTTGGCCGCGCTCTGCGCCGCGTTCACCTGACGCTCGTGCCCTCCGCGCCACTCGGCGAGCAGCGCCGCCTTGTCAGACGCCAATTGAATTTCATAGTCGGCGGCCTGCTTTGCGAGGACTTCGGTGACGTAAGCGTTGTGCTGTGTGGTCAGGTCTTTCGCCTGGGCCGCGGTGAGGCCGATCTTGTGGAAGGCATCTTTCGCAAAAGCGACGTACTGCTCATCCGTCTTCACGCCAGCCGCCGTGGCGAACTCGTACTTGTCGGCCGACTCCGGCATCCCGAGCTTGGCGAACACTGCGCGCTGCCCCGCGATGTCATCCGCGCGTGGGATCGCGAGCAGCGTGCTCGGATCGCGGCCAATCAGTTTCTCCGCGCCACGGTAGCCTTGGACGGCATCGGCCGGCCCTTTCCAGCCCTTGTTGTCGATCCAGGCGACATCTGCCGGGTCGGTCAAGCCGTGCCACGGTGGCGCGGCGGTCGTCGTGGCCGCAGTCGTGGTCGCTGCCGCGGTGGTCGCGTCCGCCGCGGTGGTCGTTGCAGTCGTATCTTCAGCCATAACGCATCTCCTGTTGAGGGTTACAAACCAAGCTCTTTTAAACCTTCCACGAAGTCGTCGGGGTCAAACGCCGTCATGCAGAGCGAATCGCCGTAGGCGCACTCTGAAAAATCGAGGCTCGTAAGCGTCCACCGCGATTGGCAGGCATAGCATTCCAGATCCCGCGAGCCGACGTACCGGATCTTGTAACTCGGATCGCCGTGCCGTGCGATGTACCGATGTTTTGGGAGAGTGGTCCCCGACGCGAAGAGGATGTTCGTGTCCGTTGTTCCCGCGAGGTGCAGGGAGCCCCCGTCTATACCAACCACCGCGCGCGCGTGGCCGAGAATGTCGCGCAGTTCTAGGAGCGTCGTCTTCTCACGCATGTCGAGACACTGCGCGAAAAGCGGCGGGGGCAGCAACTCGGTTTCTTCTCGGATGACGATTGGCCGCAGCGTGCCGTTCGCCTCGGCCATCGTGTGCGAGGTCTTTGTGCCGACGATCACCGGCTTGTAGCCGCGCCGCAGCGCCCACTCCATCACCGGCGCCATGACGCTTGCTTTGAAGAGCTTGTTGTCCGAGGTGGCACCCACCGGGAACACGATGTAGTCGCCTTCGATCACTTTCACGCCCAGGTCAGCGGCGGTCGGATAGTTTCGCTCGGCCATGCTCTCCGGTCGAGCGTCGAGCAAACAGCCGAACGCATAGTCCACGAGGCAAACCCTGTTCCTCGTCGTGGTGTTGAACGGCGTCTGATTGAGCGACACCGGCCCGATGTCGGAACCCCGGCGGTCTGCCCACTTCGCCGGAAACGTCGTGAAGTCCCTCACTTCAAACGTTCCGTAGGGCGCGAGCAAGTGCGCGATCAACTCCATCTGCCACGGCGGCACCCACACCCTGAGCTTCAAATTTTCGTGATGCGTGCGCCGGGCATGGATGATCGCCGGCAGGGAAGTGATAACGTCGCCAAGCGCCCCATGATTCAGGACGAAGTTGTGCAGGAACGTCGTGGAGATTTCTACGTTGTCACGAAACATTCGCGCGCTCCGCAAACCTCGACCACGCCTCGGCCTCGGTCAGATGCAACTGCTCGGCGATTCGAAGCCACACCTGCCGGCGCCCTTCGAGCACCAACATGACCTGCTGGCTGTCATTGAACGTGCTCGCGTGCGCGCGGCAAAAAATTGCCAGATCCTGCAACACCGTCTCGGCGAGCGGACCTTTGAAGGTCGTGCGGTAGGCGTAGCGCCGTTCGCCGAACGTGCTGCGCGTCTTGTCGCTGGTCGCGCTCACTTGATGTTGATGTGGCCGGGCAGCTTCTTGCGGCCACAACCGAGGTTCAGTAGCAAGCGGTTTACCCTTTGGTCGCCGAGGCCACCGTCTTGACGACCGATGCCGCCGAGGGCGCGGCCTCGATCATCTGCTGCGCCTGTTGCGCCTGTGCGCGCGCTTCGCGCCGGGCGAGCACATCTTCGAGCGAGCGCGTCCACGCAACCGGCGCCCCGCGGATGTCGAGGATCGCGGGGGTCGCGGCGTCCATGTCAAACCAGTCGATCGGGTCGAGATCCCCCGTCATCTTCGCGTACTCAGCCGCGTCGCCCAGCGCGCGCATGTACCCGGCGGCCTTCTCGGCGCGCTGCATGCGCGACATCGGCGAGTCGTACTCGATCCGGTACTCGGCTGCCGCGTCCTGCAACATCTGCGGCATCTCCGGCAGCAGCCCCTGACGCGCGAGCACGTCGACCTCGCGCTCGATCAGGGGGCCGAGGAACTCAGCCTGCAACCGGCCCGCGGTGGGCGCGAGGAGCATGCCCTTCTCGCGGGCGCGCTCAAGCACTTCGGTCGCCGTCATCTGCGGGGTGTCGATCAGGATCTGGAAGAGCGTAATCAGGAAGGCGTCGTGGATGACCGCCTTCTCCATGTCCATCATCTTGTCGCCGAGGGAGATGTTGCCCGGAGGCAGCGCGTGCACGAGCGCCTTGCCGTCCTTGTTCACGCCCCCTGGGTTGAGGAACCCGGGCTTCATGCTGTAGCTGCCGAGATTCCCGTCGTCGTGCGCGATGTACACGGGGGCGAGCGCCCGGTGCCCCTGTTCGAGCATCGTCTTTTTCTGCTCGTTCAACACCTTGATCGAGGGCAGCACCCACTGCGCGGGGCCGCGCCCGTAGATCTCCCCCGAGACTTGCGTGTAGCGCGCCACCGCGTAGGGGAAGCTGTCATAGCCGCCATCGCGAAGCGTCTGCTTGGTATCAACGTCGAGGTAGGTCGAGGCCCAGGGCTTGCCCGGCCCATCCACCCGCCCCGGCATGTGATCGTCGCGCGGGTACACGCAATGCAGGATCTCGAACTTCCGATCGACTTGCTGCGGATTCGCGGCCGCATCGCGCGCGACTTCAGGCGCGGACGCGCCGAACTGCTGCACCACTTGGCGCGCGGTCAGGAAGAACGCGCGGTACACCGTGTCGATGATCCCCGCGTGGTTCACGTCGAAGTACGATTCCGCCAGGTGGATGTTGCGATATCGAAGCCCGCGCTGCTTGTCGGGCTGGTCGACGTAGAGCGAACCGTTGCCGTACACCCCCAGGGCGAGATACACCTGTTGGCTGTTGCCGACGAAGTTCGCCACCGGCCGGTAGCGGTAGCTGAAGAGCGTCTCGCCCAGCTCGTCGAAGAAAATCCGCACCGCGCGATTGCGCTTGAGCACCGGGTCGATGGACTTGAACAGATGCCAGATGCTGTTCTGCGGCGTGATGAGCGACTCCATCACGGCGGAGAACCGTTGCGCGGCGAACGCAGTCGTCGCATCGAACTGCAACTCGGTGTTCTTCAGCCCCGGTGCGATCTGCGCCGACCCGCGCGAGAGGAACGTGCTCTTGTACTGCGGCAGCACGCGCTCGCTCGCCTCTTCCCATTGCGTGTCGAAGTTCGAGCGCCCGGCCCGAAGCGACGCGAGACGCGAAACGAGATGCTGCGGGTCCATCATCCGAGTAGCGCTCGCGACGCCCCGCGGCGCTTCGCCCCACCCAACGTGCCGGCCACATTGTCGTCGGTGGACACAGCGCCCGCGCTCGCGCGCTGCCCGAGCTTCTGCTCACGCTGGGCCACATCTTGTGGCCCCGAGGCCAGCGCGGTAGCCGCGCCACCGCCGGCTGCGGCGGCCGGAGCCGCGGCAGCAGGCGCGGCAGCAGGCGCGGGCGAGGACTTCTTGCGGAACACCGAAGACGCCACGGCGTTCGCCGCAAAGCTACTGAGGATGCCAAGAAGAGAAGGCGCTGCCATGAAGCTCATGATCCCCTCGCTTTGATCTTGCGCGCCGCAACACGGCGCGTGTCCTGAATGCGGAAGAACCCCGGGTTCAATGCGTGCACCCCGTCAGCATACACCGCCGCCACCGGCAACTTCGCCACCCTGGCAGCGATACGCTCGGGCTCGGGCGGCGCGCGAAGAGCACCCGGCAACGGCCCATCGGCCACCACCCCCGCCTCGCGCTCACCCCGGGCGCCGAGCCGCGCCATCAGCCAAGCTCCCGCGCAGCCGCCCTTCGCGCGCCCCGCACTTCCTGCTCATCGGCCGCGATCTGCAAGCCCCCGACGATGGTCGAGCGCCGCCCACGGGACTTCGAGGCCAGTTGCGCATCGAGCGCCGCCATGTCGCGCGCGGCGAGCGCCCCGGCGTCCTTGGCTGGCGCGACGGGCACGGCCTGCGGTGCAGGAGCGGAATCACCACCAAAAAGGAAAGACATACGACCCCCTGTCGCGCGAGTCTACCATCAACTGAAAAAAGCGCTACGGGGAACACCTTCCGGCACAAACCCCCGGTGATCCCGACCTTGATCCGAGCGCGGGGGGTTGACTTCGAACGTGCAGGCCAGGGCGTCCATGTCATCAGGGGAGGCCACCCCCCGGCGCTGCATGTCGTCCTTCGTCTCAAGGATCTTCTTGTTGTCCTCGCGCTGCGACCAGCGCCACCCCCGGTCGGTCATCTGCTGGGAGAGCGAACCCTTCTCGCCGCTATCCTTCTCAATCATCCCCCCGGGCAGCCACGCGCGCACCAGCGCCCACAGCTCGGTTGCGTGCGAGCCCCACTCACTGCTCCGGCCCTCATGGGGCGTGTCACCAAAGCGAACCTCGTGCACGCGCCCATTCGTGCGCTTTCGCTTCAGGATGTCAATCACCCCCGTACCCATGCCGAAGTCGACGCAGATCGCATCAGGCTTGTACTTCGCGTCCAGCTCGAGCACGGCTTGCGCGATCTGCACGTTGTCCCGCCCCAACCACGAGCCGCGCGTCGCCGGCCCGCAACAGTCGCGCGCGTTGCGACCTTGGCGAAATCGCCACGCCGTCTTCCCGCGCGGCGCCGGGTCCACCCCCAGGATCAACGGCTCGCCGCTGTCGTACACGAGCACATTCGCTTGCGCCGTGCGCACATCCTCCCACGCGATGAACTGGTCCTCGCTCGTGCGCGGCGGCAAGCCATCAATCTCCACGCGCACAAAATCCGAATCCGGCCCGTAGCGCCTGATCTGATCTTCCACCACTCCCTGATCGATGCCCGGCATTCCCCGGGTGGACAACGTGCGCGCGCGCCACCCCGCGCCTGTCTGCGGATCATTGAAGATGTCGTAGAAGCGCCCCTGCCGGTTTCTCATCTGCGATGCGCAAAGCCAGAAGCGATACGGATTGGACTCGGTGAAGAACCCTTCCGCCACATCCCAAATACCTGAGTAGATCCCCGCGGCCTCGTCGAACATCAACGCGAGGCCCATCGGATTGTGCACACCGGCGAAAGCGTTCACGTTCTCTTCAGACCAGGTGGTTCCTTGCACGAACCAATACTTCGGGTCGATCCCGAGGCCACCCTCAGAGGGGAGCTTCTTCACCAGTTCGAGCAGCCACGGCGCCGGGACCACGCGCAGCGTCTCCAACGAAAACCAATGCGCGTTGATCGCGCTGCCAAACCACACCGCCAGCTCGGGCAGCGAACGTGAGCGGAGCTGCCCCTCGGTGTTGGCCGCGAGCAACACCGTTGAGCCGATGTGCGTCGAGAGCTGCCAGTGCGCAAGTATCCCGAAGAGCGCTGACTTCCCCGGGCCACGCCCTGAAGACCACGCCCCGCGGTACATCTTGAGAGGCAGGCCGTTGTCGCTCGCGAACACTTGCGCGCGAACGTGCTCACCGATCTCATCGAGCACTTCACATTGCCACGCGCGCGGCCCCTTGAGGTGCTCGAACACCGTGCCTGCCCGCCCCCACGGGTACGCCCAGTGGGCGAAGCCGAGCGGGTTGTCCCGCAAGGCAAGCGCTTGCGTGAGGATCTCAGCTTCTTGGTCGGGGGCTGCGATCATGTCTGGATTTCAAATTATATTTTTTTTAGAAGTGGGCGCGCGGTCGGCGTGGATATGCCACGTACACCGTTTCTCGCGCCGAGCGTCGACCCGTGCCGCCCGGCACGCCCCCCAAGGCCGATTTTCTTTCCCCGCGAGCGCAGAATCGTTGCCTTTCCTGTGCATAATCAAGCACTTAGTCCGAATTGAACATAATGCACATTGTAGACCATGCCTTAGCTATCAAGGGGTTAGATGCGCATCTTAACCTAATCGACGGATTGTGCACTACAGCACGTCCTCGAGGGAGGGTAGCTGGGCGAGGGTCTCACCTTGCACCAAGCGCGGCGCCTGAGCTGCAGCGAGGCGTGCATTGGCATCGAGGATGATCCTTGTGAGATCCACCGTGCGCACGTTAACGTCGACTGTGGCGCGATCACCGTACAACCTGGGGTTTCTGATGCGCGCGGCCCACTTCAGGGTGTCGATCTTCACGCGAGCATGCGCTGGATCAAGGTCTCGATTATTAGCAGTCTCTAATGCAACATCCATAAACGCATCAGCGGACAATTCGCGCGCCTCATCCCATTCGGTGCGCGCCTGCGCGTTGTTTGATTTGTACACCCGCAGCATGTCACCGCTGATGTTGACCCTCGCAAGGGTGTCGCGCACAAGGTCACCGCGCGCAAGCCCTTCCAGGATCGTCGGCCACGCCTCGGCG